CCCCGCCGCCGGTTTCCGCGCCCAGCATCCCCTTCACGACTGCGTCCTTCACCGCCGGGACGCACCTTCCAGCATGAAAGGACCGATCCCGATGACGGACAAGACCCAGACACCGGCGAGCGACGCCGCACCCGCCACCACCCAGCCGACCGAGCCGGTCGAAACCGAGGATACCGCCATGACCGAGCCGAAAGCGGCTGCGCCCGAACCGAAGGCTGTGGCCAGCGAGACGCGCAGCCAGCCGAAGACGCAGGCAACGCCCGCGCCCGACACCGAAGCGGTCGCCACCCGCGCCCGCGAGGCGGAACGCGACCGGGTCTCCACCATCTACGATCTGGCCGGGCGCCTGAACCTCGAGCGGGGCTTCGCCGAGGATCTGGTCAAGCGCGGCGTCAGCGTGGACGAGTCCCGCCGCCTGATCCTCGACCAGGTCGCCGCGAAGTCGGACGAAACCCGGACCTTCGGCCATGTCTCCGTCCCGCTCGGCGGTCGGGACGAGCGCATCACCCGCCGCGACGCCGTGGCGAATGCGCTGCTGCACCGCTACAGCCCGACGCTCTTCCAGCTGGAAGACGCCGCGCGCCAGTATCGCGGCATGACCCTGCTGGAACTCGCCCGCGAAAGCCTCGGCAATGCCGGGGTCAACACGCGCGGCCTGTCGCGCGACGAGGTGGCGACGCGGGCGCTGCACTCGACCTCCGACTTCCCCGAGATCCTGTCGGCGGTCACCAACAAGACCCTGCGTCAGGCCTACGAGGCCTATCCCCGCACGTTCATGCTGTTCTGCCGCCAGGTGCTCGCCACCGACTTCAAGGCGATGCACCGGGTCCAGCTCGGCGAAGCGCCCCAGCTGCTGGAAGTCGGCGAGAGCGGTGAGTTCAAGCGCGGCACGCTTGGGGAGTCGAAGGAGAGCTACAAGGTCAAGACCTATGGCCGGGTGGTAGCGATCACCCGTCAGACGCTGATCAACGACGATCTCGACGCCTTCACCCGCATCCCGGCGATGTATGGCAACTCCATCGCCCAGCTGGAGTCGGACGTGGTCTGGGGCATCATCACCGCCAACCCGGCGATGGCCGACGGCAACGCGCTGTTCCACACCACCCACAAGAACCTCGCCGGCACCGGCGCGGCGCTCGATGTCAGCAGCGTCGGCGCGGCCCGCGCCGCCATGGCCAAGCAGACGGGGCTCGACAAGAAGACGGTGCTGAACGTCCGGCCCGCCTTCCTGATCGTGCCCGCCTCGCTGGAACTGAAGGCCGAGCAACTGGTCGCGCAGAACCTTGTGCCCGCCGCGACGTCCAGCGTCGTGCCGCAGTCGATCCGCACGCTCGCGCCGATCAGCGAGCCGCGCCTCGACGCCGCCAGCGAGACCGCCTGGTATCTGGCGGCCAGCCCCAACCAGATCGACACCATCGAGTACGCCTATCTCGAGGGTCAGCAGGGCGCCTACATCGAGACGCGCAACGGCTTCGACGTCGACGGGGTAGAGATCAAGTGCCGCCTCGACTTCGGCGCCAAGGCCATCGACTGGCGCGGCCTCTACAAAAATCCTGGGGCGTAGGTCCGGCTGGCTCCCATGACGCTCGATGATCGACTGGGCGCTATGCCGATCCCGGGTTTCCCCGGATACCACATCGACAGGACCGGCCAGGTCTGGAGCGCGCATCGCAAGGGCAGGATCCCTCGCGGTGCGTGCTCTCGCTGGCTGGATCGCCGGGACTGGACGCTGCGGCAGCCTTGGCGCGACCCGGAGGGGTATCTGCACCACACGCTGGTCCGCGAAACGGCAGGCAGCCGCCAGCGGATCGCCCTGCACATTCTGGTCGCGACCACGTTCCTCGGGTCGCGACCGGAGGGGTTGGTCGTCGCCCATCTCGACGGCGACAAGTCCAACAACCGGGTCGAAAACCTCGCCTATGTCTCGCAGCGCGAGAACATCGCGCACAAGCGTGACCACGGCACGATGTGCTGCGGCGACCGTTCGCATCTCTCGCGACTGACCGATCACCAATGCAGCCGGATGCTCGACTGCCTCGGCGCGGGGTTCTCCCGCCGCGAGGTGGCCGGGGCGTTCGGGGTCACCGTCTCACATGTCGCAGCCCTGAAGACGGGCCGCATCCGAAAACACCTGACCAATCAGCGCGACTGAGAAAGGACCCTCCCCATGAAAAACTACGTCCAGCCCGGCAACACCATCACCCTGACCGCGCCCTATGTCGTCGCCTCCGGCAATGGCCTGCTCGTCGGCTCCATCTTCGGCATCGCCGCCGGAGATGCTGCCCTCGGCGAGCCCGTCGAGACCGCGCTCGTCGGCGTGTTCGACATCACAAAGGTCGGCTCGCAGGCCTGGACCGTGGGCGCCAAGGTCTATTGGGACGACACCAACAAGCGCAGCACCACGGTCGCAACCGATAACACGCTCATCGGCGTTGCGACCGAGGCGGTGGCCAGCGGCGCGGGCGACACCATCGGCCGGGTGCGCCTGAACGCGACGTTCTGATGAGCGCCTTCGCCGCCGCGCTCAGTGCGCTCTTTGCCGATCCGAACATCGGCCGGGATGCGGTCTACATCGCCGAGGGCGGCGCGCCCGTCCTGGTGCGCGTCGTCGCCCGGCGCGCGGATGCGATCAGCGATTTCGGCGACGCGCGGCTCTGGTCCGAGACCACCCGGATCGACCTGCGCGTTGTCGAGGTGCCGAACCCGCGCCCCGGCGACCGCATCGAGATCGAGGGGGACGCCTTCCTCATCCAGGGCGAGCCCGTTCGCGACCGCGAGCGGCTGGTCTGGACCATCGACCTGCGCCCGGCGTGATCGTGATGAAACTGAAGCTCGACATCGATCCCGACATCGTCGCGATGATGGCGGCCGAGATCGCGGCGGGCGAACGTGCGGTGACCGCCGCCATGCGCCAGGCCGGAACTGGGCTGAAGACCGCGTGGCGGTTACAGATCACCGGCGCGGGCCTCGGTCGGCGGCTCGCGAACTCGATCCGGAGCCATAACTTCCCGAGGTCAGGCGAAAGCCTCGATGCCGCGGCGCTGGTCTGGTCGAAGGCACCCGTCATCGTCGGCGCTCACAATACCGGCCCGCTGATACGGTCGACGAATGGGTTCTGGCTCGCCATCCCGCTGCCCGCTGCCGGGCGCGGGCTTCGCGGCGGCCGGATCACGCCCGGAGAATGGGAACGGCGACGCGGGCTGCGCCTGCGCTTCGTCTATCGGCGGACGGGACCGAGCATGCTGGTGGCAGAGGGCAGGCTGAACACCAAGGGCCAAGCGGTCGTATCGCGCGCCAAGACAGGGCGCGGCAAGGTCACCGCGCCGATCTTCCTGCTGGTGCCGCAGGTCAAGCTGCCGAAGCGGCTGCATCTGGCGCGGGATGCCGCGCGGGCGCACGACGGCGTGCCGGGGCTGATCGTAGCGAACTGGGTTGAAGTGATGGGACGGTGATGTGGGCTAGGCGGACTTCTGGCTCATTTGGATGTCACGACCGCTCCCGGCCCAGAAGGATACAACAGCAATACACGCGCCACGCGACCGGAATTCATAGATCAAGATTGCTCAAATCCTGCGCACTAGGCCTTCGGCAAAAACAACGCATGCCGCCCAAGATCCCAAGAATACAACGTCAGCAACGAGGCCCATCGGAGGCTCTCCCGTAATCACGTAAATGGGGAAAAATACCATTGTCACGGCCGTAGCCCCGATCCCAATTGCATAGGCGCGGATCATCCAGTTGCGGTGGCGGGTAAAATCGCGCTTGCGGATGGCCTGCATCGCAATGGCCAACGCCACGCCCAACGCGATCCCGAATAGCAGCCGCCCGCTGTTCATGGCCACCGAATACGTGTCGGGAAAGCGCCAGAGCAGACCCAGCGAACTCAGAGAGATCATCGCCCCCGCCGCGACAAACACGCGCCCCATGACGCGATGCAAACGCCCAAATCTGCGGGCCAGAACACGGCCAAACTGGATCGGGCCGAGGATACCAAACGTGGCGCCGCCCAGCACGTGCATGAAATGCCAGACGGGGACAGCGGCCAGCCGCAGGCTGTCCTCCGGCAGGGCACCTAGCGGGATTTGCACCGCTTGAACCAAGGCCAGAAGGATCGTGAGGAGAGTGCCAAACAGCAAGGCAGCAGGCACGACGACGGGTTTCGTGAAGCCACGAGCCATTCTCAACCGCAATGATCGTCTTTCGGGTGAAAGAGTGTTCTGCATGGCCGAAATCCCTGTGCGCGAATGGGGCTGGCCAAGGAAATCCTGGCACTATACTTACATTGTAAGCGATCTGGCGCTCGCTATCACTTACGCCGTAAGCCTGTCAATCCAAATCGCGAACATGAAACAATGAAGACGCTCGACCCACCCCGGAGACCTGGCCTGACCCGCGCCCGGATCACCGAAGTCGCGCTTGCGCTGGCCGATGCACGCGGCGTGGAAAGCCTAAGCATGCGCGCTCTGGCCAGGGAGTTGGGGGTGGAGGCGATGTCGCTCTACAACCACATCCGCAACAAGGATGACCTCCTGGACGCTGTGGTCGATACAGTGGTGGGGCGCATTGACCTGCCGAGCACAGGCAGCAACTGGCAGGACGAGATGCGCCGCCGCGCGCACTCGATGCGGACGGTGTTTCTTGCACACCCCTGGGCTCCGCCGCTGATCGTGGGGCGGATCAATGTGGGCCCCAACATGCTGGCGTTCATCGACGCTACACTGGGCTGCCTGCGCGCGGCCGGGTTCAGCTTCGTCCAGGCCGATCACGCGATGAACGCGCTCGACAGCCTGATCTACGGCTTCCACCTGCTGGAACGCAGCATGCCCGTGCAACCCGAGAACTACGCCGAGGCCGCGCGCACCTATCTGCCCTCGATCGATGCAGATCGCTATCCGCACTTTTGCGCCCTAGGTCAGATGGTGGCCGAGGGCTCCCATGACGGAGTGAACCATATGGCATTCGGGCTGGACCTGCTGTTGGAGGCCCTCGAAGCGCGCCGCCAGGAATGACTACCGCGCTTCCCGCGCGGGAGAGTGGGTTTCTCAGACGTTCTCCGAGCGGCGTTGTCGTGAAAGCCGACGGCGCTCAAGCTCACAGCACCAAAGCCAGATATCCACCTTGCAGATCCCGTTTTCTGCGCATGGCCGCCTTCGGCGTAAGGCGCAACATTTGTGTCATCCTGGGCTCGAAGTGTGCCCTCTTTGCATCCGCAGTATAACGAGAATCAATGCTCACCCCCCGCGAAACCATCCTCCTCGCGCTGCACGCGCGGCTCTCGGCGCTTGCCGCCACCGCCTTGCGGGGCGAGGTGCTGCCCGAACGCGTGCCGGCCAATGGCCTGCTGATCCTGCGCGATGGCGAGCCCGGGGATCCCGAGGTGACGCTGTCGCCGCTTCGCTACCACTACCAGCACCGCGCCGAGATCGAGGCGGTCGTGCAGGGTTCCGACCGTGACGCCCTCTTCGACACGCTGACCGCGAGCATCGGCACAGCGCTCGCCGCCGACCGCACGCTGGGCGGGCTCTGCGACTGGGTCGAGGCGGAAGCCCCGCGGCCGGTCGATCTGCCGGTCGAGGGCGCGGCGAGCCTCAAGGCCGCCGTGATCCCGGTGGTGATGCACTATTCCACGGCCGATCCGCTGGCCTGATCCCGACAATCCGAGGAGAACACCATGGCACGAGCCCAGGGGGCGCGGGCGCTGATGGCGCTTGCGTTCGAGACGACCTATGGAACGCCGCCCGCCAGCGGCTTCACCCGCATGCCCTTCGCCAGCACCTCGCTCGGCGCGGA